AATAATAATAAGGCGATTGTTGAAAAATTTGCGAATTTGCCTTAGTTTCATCTCTTTGCGGTCTTTTGCAGAGTATTGCATGTTGTCGTTGATAAACACCTTTCGTTGTATGAAATGTGCGATTTCGGTATAACCGACAAAAGAATAGTATTTGTTTATAATACTATTAATCTGACTAATCACTTTTTCACGCGGTATACCGCGCATACTAGTGGGATTAATCTCTTTTATCAATGCATTACCGATGCAAGTATTTAAATTCCATAGGTCTCCATCTGCTTCTAATTTCCGCTCATCGAATAGTTGTAAGCGGAAATTGTTTTGTACATTGGGTGAAGCAACAACTAATATTCGCTGGGTTAAACCAATCTGTTTCATAAATCCGCGCATTTCTTCGGCAATGCCGATAGCACTACATGTTTTACCAGTACCTAGGCCGTGATATAACAACATGGCATTGTATGGTGTCTGGAAAGAAAGGAAATTCTTAACAAACATTTGATGTGGCATTAATTCAAAATCGGCCTTGCATAACAATTCTGCATGTGATTTCACATCACGTATTTTTCCGTCATACATCGTATCGTGGAACTCTTTGCGTTTTGCAATTTTAACATTGAAATTGGGGTCATTCAGTTCAGGGTATAGAAAGTCTGAATTAGCATCATCATTGGATGCAAGATGTTCATAGTATTCTTTGTTAAATTGGAATACATTCCCTTCTTTGCTTTCCATATCATTCGGTACAACGCCAATCGAATTTTGTAGCTCCATATCACTAGACGTCATATTTACATCCAAATTGTCATCTATGTCATTTGCGTCTAGTCGTTCTCCATCGTCTTTTATATAAATACTATCTTCGTCAGGTATTGGTTCAACAACTGGTTCAACAACTGGTTCAACAACATCATTAATAATGGGTGTAATAATATCCTCTGTCGATGGTAAGGAAGACGATAACGTTGGCTCAATATTCTCAACTGGTCTATTCTCAATACATATTATTAATTTGACGAGATCGATTTTACGCCTAGCATCGGAAGAGTTTTTTTGACCGGTAGGTTCTCCTTTTAGTTCAGATAGAATATCACGTAGAGCTTGACCAGACATCTTTTGCAATTCATTCATGCGGATCAATTCCTCTTCTGTTGTAGGGACATAATCAACGGAACATCCTAATACAGTTTTATTCGTCGTTTTCTTGGGAATAGCTTCACATAGATTAGAGATAGGGTTTCTTTGTTCGCCTGGTGGACAGCGTTTTTTCAGTGTACGCTTATTGGAAATCGGTTTTATTTTTTCTGTAATCTGAGACATCCTACCTTATTACTTTAAAATATGCGTATATAATTTTACACACATATTTCATTTGTATCAACAAATATTCAAAACCTCATGGATTACAGAAACCGTTTCAATCGGAAACCAGTGAGTGTTTGATTTATTTTTGTTAACATGGATAGTTTTTCTAAATTGTAAGGGCGAATGTCTTGAATACATTGTTCGTATGTCTTCCATTCCATGCGACTAACCTCAGACACTTCGTAATTGTCCATATTTACATGACAATTATTATCCACATAGGTTAAAAAATACTTATGCTTGTAAGATTTATAATTAGAGCCCGTAAATATTTCTTCATAAGGGATAATATTTTGCACCAAACTAAGGTTAGATGCATGAATGCCAGTTTCTTCACTGAATTCTCTTAAAGCACATGCATAATCATTTTCTTGATAATTCCGTCTTCCTTTGGGAAATCCCCATTCCGGGTCATTCCATATGCCATATTGATTACTTTCGTCGATTAATTGATTTAGATTATATGGTTCTGATCGATAAAAAATACCATTTTTTAAGGAATTGAATTTTATTTTGGATATATGTTCCTCATGCTTGTATTGGCATGATATTTTACAATCGCCCCATATATCACGCCATAATTCGTCGAATTCTAATGCCCGCAACCGTTCCTTTTCAACAACAGTCATTTGTTTGAGCATGTTTAAAATGTAAAATTTGTTATTAACATAGTATTTACCTCTCATAAAATCAATAAATCCAAGAGTGTCTTTCCTGCGTATCATTAAATATTCAATAATTTTATTTGTATTATAGCGAAACGCAATAATGCCTATGCTAGTGATGGGCATTTTACATTGATTATATATATGACCATGTTTTCCACAGTTATTGCAATAATTATCGCCCATGTAACTAATTTAGTTTAACCTAATTGAATAAAGTGACAAATCTTTATATAACTATTTGATAATAGGAAATGATATTTGATCCAACTGTATGGGGTCCACACTACTGGTTTTTTTTACATACCGTAGCGGAATCGTATCCATTGACCCCGAATGAAGTATCGAAGCGCAAATATTACGATCTTATACACAATATGCCGTTATTTATTCCGATATCAGAGATGGGAAATAAATTTAGTGAATTATTAGATAAATATCCAGTAACACCTTATTTAGACAACAGAACATCCTTTGTACGTTGGGTTCATTTTATACATAATAAATTGAATGTGTTATTAGGAAAAGAAGAGATTGGTTTAGCTGATGCACTCGAAAAGTATAGAGCAGAATACAAGCCGAAACCGGTTTATTTACACGAAAAAATACACGTGCGTCGTCAATATATACATATCGCATTAATTCTGGCATGTGTATTTTTGATATACATGTATTATGAATAAAATGAAAAAGTCTCGTGGTAATATAAAGACGCGATGCGAATAGAATTGATAATTATTCTGATAGCGGGATTTATCATTGCAAACATACATACCGACGGTAAATATACGAAACTACTACTTTCCGGTAAGAAATATTACCAGATGGCAGGTGTAGCATTTGGAGCATTGATGTTTTATATACTAATCAAACGAAATCCATTACGTGCACGCGAGATGGTTTCAATGTCAAATGAGTATATTAAATATTTACCGATAGATAAGAATGCATCGAACATCATTTCACCAATATTGGACTTTACCTCAAAACAAAACTTTACATCTGATGATAGCAATAGTCCTATAATTCAAATGACAAACAACAATCAATACGTATCCGAGAACCGAATATTAAACTCAGGTAAAAAATCCACAAAACGATCGGTAAGTGAAACGAAAAAGAAATTTGTAGCGTCTAGACAGGATTGGAAATGTGCAGATTGTAAAAGCCAATTGAATGCTTGGTTTGAGGTGGATCATACAGTCCGTTTAGAATATGGTGGCAGTAATCATGTAGATAATTTAGTGGCTTTATGTCGTGAGTGTCATGGAAAAAAAACCACCATCGAGAATTTGTAAATTACAATACAATCGATTATAAAATATACATTATTGTATAATCAAACTAAAATATGCCAAATATAAAGGAAATTGGTTCAAAGGTTATGACCGGTATACAATCCATCCTATATACATTTTTTTACATAATTAGTATAATGTTTATATGGTTAATCGTAAAGCCAGTGACCACCATCTATTCATCTCTAAAAGAATTATTTATTTATGCATATGAAAATCTAGTATCAAATGCAACAAGTGAAAGTTATACCAGTTATGGTGCCATTGCATTGGTAGTAGGAGGCATAATTGGTTTTATGCAGTATGCGACAAAGGACCCGAATGCATCAACCATTGGTATTTATAGATACCTATATCCTATTGCAGGTTTGATAATTGGAGGTTTGTTCTATACATTTATGGGTAACTTATTTGGTGTCAATATGAAATCACTTATTACGGGATTATCTTCTCTCGCACTAATATTTGGAACCGCACTATATTATTACTCGGGAGGAGAAAGCGATACTATAAACAAACTGACGTACATCATGTCTGGACTAGCGGCATTTGGTGTAATTGTCGCATTGGCTATTGTATTCTATTTTTATAGCAACTATTTAAAATCAATGGAAGGATGGAGTGGACTATTTGCTCACCTATTGTTCTACATACCATGTCTAGTTCTAGATTTTATCAATTATATTAAGTCTGAATTAGGTGCAACCACGAATGTTGTATATTACCTGTTTATACTAGAACTGGTGGCAGCGCTGTTGTATATCTATATACCATTAATAATAAGAAAGATTGGCGTCATGGAAGGAACGCCCTTATTAGCAGAAACCGCCTTTTTAGATATTAAAAAGGAATTGGGAAGCGGATATAACCATGCGTTTGTAAATAATGGACATAGCGATGAGGCAACTACAACATTCAAACGTTCATATAGTATATCAATGTGGTTATATCTAAATATGCAACCACCTAATTATGCATCCTATGCAAAGGAAACGGAAATATTTAATTACGGTAATGGATTGCCAAAGATCACTTATATTAATAACATTGACACTGATGGAAATCAAACACCAGACATGCTGAATGTATATTTTACAAATCGCGGAGAAGAAGTGAAACGAAGTTATAAAGTGAATATAAAACCACAGAAATGGAACCAACTCGTTTTTAATTATAATTCTTCGCAAGTAGACCTATTTTTAAACGGACATTTAGAAAAAACGTTCGTATTTGATGAGAATGAGCCGGAATATTCCGCCGGAGATATAATTTCCATTGGTGCAGTGGAAGGACTAGATGGAGCAATTTGTAACATCAAATATCACAACAAACCCCAGTCAAAGGGACAAATAGCAACGTCTTATAATATGTTAATGAAACAGAACCCGCCTGTAAATAATTTGTGATGAATTAATATACAATGAAGCCAGCTACCATAATTCTGTCGGTGTTGATCATATTACTAGTATACGTGTTATATGCATACATTACTGGAACTGTAACACAATTGTCTAGTTCTGCTAGTTTAAAAACCGCCATTACTCCTATTACTAAGGTGGAAGGAGCAAGAAATACCCGTTATGGTTATAATATATGGGTATATGTGAATACCTGGGACAACAATTCTCCCAAAACGTTGTTTAGTCGTCCTAATAACATGAAGGTGTACTTAGATAACACTAGTCCTACACTGAATGTAGATTTAGCAATGAATGAGACGGACGAAAGTGGCATGCCCAAGTTCGATAAGATGATAGTTACCAAGAACTTCCCATTGCAAAAATGGGTATGCATAACATTAAGTGTAGATAATCAGTTTGCCGATGTATATCTAGATGGCAAGTTAGTGAAGTCGCAACGTTTTTACAGAAGTAATGAGGCAGGTGGCGTGTTCCCTGCTATCCCACCAGATGCAACTTCTGCACCAATTTATTTAGGAAATAGTCAAACCCAACCATTTGTGTCATTCGATGCATACACATCTGAATTTAAACGTTGGACTGTACCCGTTGACCCAGAAACTGCATGGAATACCTATTTAGAGGGCAATGGTACGAATGCGATATCTCGTGCATTCTCATCCTATGGCATTGACGTTTCTGTGTTAAAGAACAATGTAGAACAAACAAAGTTCTCTTTTTAAATAAATCGTAATACAATACTATATATTCTACTATATAGTATAGAACACTGATATGAATATTCAACCAAATGCACCACCAATTGCAATATCCGCATCTACTCCTCCCGTTGCCCAGCGTCTCGGGTCTGCATTAGACGGAGTGAAGTCGTCATTGACAACAACATTTGACGATTTCTCAACCCAAGCTAGTGCTGGTGTAGGTGCTACAACCGGATTTTTAACTTCAAACACAATCATTGCGAAATTTGCTTTTATTTTGCTGTTATTGATTGTGTTTTTAATATTGTTTAATTTAGGAATATCAATAATAGGCTATTTTACAGAGCCATCACCGGATCCCTATGTAATCAATGGTTTAATAGACGGAAACCACTCAAAAGTTATACCTCAGGACCCCAAGCAAACAAATGCAGTCCAGATATTTAGATCAAACGATCAGTCGAAGGGTATGGAATTTACCTGGTCTACTTGGCTATACTTAAACGATTTAGGTACGGTTGAAGGTAAATATCAACATGTATTTAGTAAAGGAGATGGTAATATTAATACTACGTCGAACTTATCGAGTGTAAACAATGGACCTGGTCTTTATATCGGTCCTATGAATAACAGTCTTCATGTTATCATGAACTCGGTATCATCAACCGACGACAATACTACCTTAGATATTGACAATGTCCCAATTAAGAAGTGGTTTCATGTGGCATTACGCCTCCAAAACACAGTACTAGATGTTTATGTAAATGGCGTGGTAGTAAATAGATTATTATTAGCAAATACTCCCAAACAGAATTATGGTGATATTCATATTTGCCAGAAAGGAGGATTTATGGGTAAGCTATCCAATCTGAGATATTACAGTCGCGCATTAAATGTATTTGAGATTAACAATGTTGTATCATCCGGGCCAAATTTAAAGGTCGCCGAAGATGTTATGCCATCAGGTGGGTTCAAATACCTTTCCAACCGGTGGTATGCATCCAAATACTAAGTAACCAGTGGTGGTAATGTAAAATATATGTTCGCAAAATATATATATTTTATTTTATTTGATGTCGAATATTGATTTAAACCTCGACACTATATGTAATTTGAGAAAGCGTCAACAATTATTTGCGATGCCCTCGTTTAGAGCAACACCTATATCGCCATATCCAACTTATACGCAACGTCAACTTGATATGCGACGAAAATTCGAGATTTTACAATACCCAAACAATCGTTTAAATACACGAACGAATAATTTGACAAAGAAATCTCTGTTTGCACAAGCGATTACTGGCAAATATCAGAAACAATCCTATGCGCCTATCCATACAGATACCGTTCGATATACTTACGATCCATTATTTAATTTAGATAGTGTAAATATAGACAGAACCACCGAATTTCCAGTACCAGAATGTCCGACAGATGATCTTATTCAAACGCCGACGTCTTCATCAGATGTACCTGGACCCATCATTAAATTATACAAGGACCCTACTGTCCCTTTATACAACTACGCAAATTCATCTGTTGAGAATTATGCGATAACCGACGTAGATAACCAGGTTTTATGGAAAACAAATACAATCGGAGAAAACACTACATCGTTGAGTACCATTACTGTAATAAACTCTGATCTTGTACTAGAACCAGCAAATGACACAACGATGGCCTCGATTATGATAACTGATAAAATCAATGTAGATAGATATACATATTCACTACAAATACCAATCGGTGTTTACTTTAAAGGTACATATAAAGGAACTACACCCAAAGAGTTTGCTGAATTAAAACTATCAATTTCAAATGTAAACTTAAACCCACAAGTGGTATTTGCGAATAATCCGGTTGAAACAAACCGAATACTTGAATACAGTATAGACAATGGAAATATTAGTGAAATTACCTTTGATGTTCCCGCAAATGGCGAGAATTTTTCAGGTTCACTATATACGGGAATGTTAACAATATCAAATATGGAATTATATACGGAACCTGGATATATATATGACTTCAATATTCTTGCCGATGTAAAGTTCACACAGGATAATATAAATGATTTTAGTAACAATTATGATTTTAGTTATGGAGTAAAGTTTAACATGACAGAAGTCAGTAAAAAATCAGAGATAGGATGTACTATCACCACTGATCCTAGTGAAAATGAAAGATTACCACTTCGTGTTACATGACAACTTGCATAAACACGTTACACTCTACATATCGGACAATTAGTGCATCTGGTAGAACATGTCGAACATATAAAATGGCCACATAGTGGTACCTCCAAGTTGTCTATATTCATCTTTTCATAACAGACTGGACAATCTTCATTCATCTTAGCATTATCATATAATGTTTTTATGATTGTCGGTAATCTCTCTGTCGCACTTACTATTTTTTTCATTTTAGTATACTCGGTTTTGGCAAGATTATAGCGTCGTTTGTAATGATAATTATCATTTTCTAATAATCTGAACTGCTCGCATTGCGTTTCATACATTCGTTTAAGTTGCCCATATTTAAATTGATATGTATGTTTGGATCGTTTATGTTCATCTTCCAATGTACGAATTGTATTGGACTTTTCGTGACATAACTTGCGGAGATCTTCTCGTTCTTGTTTTAATTGGTTGATAAGACATCTGACATCAGGGTTACTATCTAACATCCATGCTTCTTCGGTGATTTCAGTGTCATCATCATTTTGTTTGTCACTGTGGTTTGTCTCTTTGTTTGCGATAGTACTAGTTAGTTCTGCATCACATGGATAAGGCTTATGTCCCTTATGATAGAGCACTTGCACCCAAGCAGTAAGACATTCATTGTCTATACCAATAAGAGTAATTTCAAGAGCAGACTTCTTAACATCACGAACGGTTGTCGGATCACTTTTAGAGGTTTCCTTTGTATACAACGCAAACTCACTGAAATGATTGTTAAACGCGGCATCGAAGTTAGACAAAATCGTGGTTACATCTTGGGATTGATAAACGCTATCAGCTGGAACAGTATTATCATTATTTGTGTGTGCATCTATATCATATGTCTTTACTAATCTGGGCACTACGATTTCATAACAATGTAGATTGTTCGCTTTGTTCTTAGTCAATGGTGTAATATTATAGGTTACATCATAGTTGTCTGTAATAAATGCATCCATTGCTTGTTTGCATAATTCATCACGAGTTTTGGGCATGTTTACTATTAAATTTGTTAGATTTTTATTTTGAGGCAATTAGTTATAACAACTTCTTATAACTAATAAGTATTCAATTTTCCAGGTGTCTATTGTGCATTTGTTGTAAGGTTAGGGTTGAGACATTGGTGCTGACTGGGGAATATTTGACCCGACATACACTTAGTGTCCTGGTCGATTTCTACACACCCTCTGCGCCCTTGATGTTCTCCAACCAAGCACCAACTAGCCTTATCGGCACCAATTGCAGTCTGTATATTGCTATTCGTATTATCTGCATCAGGTGTGCTAGTTTTTATCGTAGATAGGTTAAGTGCATTATCAAAATGTTTTTTGGCATTTTTATCAATGAGGTTTTTACTGCCATCTTTTAATAAATTTCCAACAGACTGTACTGCTCCACTTGCAACGTCAATGCCAGTCTTGGTAGTTTCACCTACGATATCCGCGGTTGTATTAATAACTGCACCGGTGGTGTAGCCGAATAACGATAATATACGCAGAATTAACGGTTTAACCAAATTAACAATTGACTGAAATAAGTTTCCTACTAATTGGAAAACGCTACCAAACAAACTTAATATGTTTATTCCTAAAAGTGAGAATATTAGTAAAACCAATAAACTAACAATGAGGAACTTTTTGTTAAGAACTATTCCTCGGTCAGACACATCGATATTAAGTTTAGGAGAAGATTGTAATGAAGATGTATCCATGAATGTAATATATATATTGAAATATTTTATTTACTAGTTCGTTTGCATTTGACTTATAATTTATTAGTTTATAGTAAAATGGGTCTGTTTAGTTTTATTGAAACTTTCTTCTTTGTAAGTTTAGCCGTTACATTTATCTTGATATTGCTTCTAGTGTACCATTTTAGACAGCGGTTTAACACATTGGAGCAAAAATGCGATACTATGTTTGAATTAATAAATAGTGTTGTTTCCGAAATGAATGCGATGAGGAGCGTTCAGTCTGGTGTACCAAATATGATGTTTCACCCGGATCATCAGGGAAACACGCACTATGAACAAGTCGATGGTAATATAAGCCATTATTTACAGGATGAGCATCAACATGAGAGTGACGATGATAGTGGGTCTGAGGAGGACAGTGATGATGAGAGTGGAACCGAGGAAGACAGTGATGATGAGAGTGGAACCGAAGAAGACAGTGATGATGAGAGTGGAACCGAGGAAGAGATACCAGACGATGCATCTGTAAAGGTGATTGTATTAGAAAATCAAGAAAACGAGGGATTGACCTTAGTGCCTGACGATACCGTAGATGCATCGGACAATGAGAACGTAGACGATATTATTCAACCAGAAGATTTTAGTGAAGCTGACCCAGTTGTTGTAGAAAAATTAAATGACGAATATTTAGAAAATACAATTACTGCCGAACCAAATTCTATCGAAGAAATTGCTACAGACGTATATCGTAAAATGACGATACAAAATTTAAAGGCATTGGTCATTACAAAGGGTTTATGTTCTGATCCAAGCAAAATGAAAAAGGCTGAATTATTAAAAATGCTGAATGGTGAGGCGAATGAGTAATTGCCGGTAATATAATATATATCGAAATTATATAATATATTATAATGTCATCCATAAATGAGTTTACTAGTTTAGATAATGCATATCCAGAAGTAAAGTTCGAATTTTCTCGAACAATGTATCCAGTTCAGAATAATACTCAATATAAACAGGCCCCTCCAATAACAAGTAATAATAAACAGGTTCTCGCCACAATCCAACCCGAAGCTGAAAATAACAATGCTTTATTATCCAGCGCGGGTATAACATCTAATTGGCAATATCGTAAATATTTAACTGACAATGCATCTGATTTAATTGAATACAACTACCGGGAAAGCAACAATGAGAACAATTTTGCGGTTAGGCAGTCTAATCCACCAAATATACAATGCAACGAAGTAAAGGGTGAATACAATGTACCTCGATTACAGCATGATGCATTAGACGCATCGCATCGCTTTGGCAAACCAGCAAGTGATTTGAAAAATATGTATCTTAACCAAGCGAATAATGATCTCCTAAAAATTGCACCTGTCATTACTCCCGAAAACGTTATACGACAACGTTCAGAATAAGTTCTTGAATTAGCCTTTTGCGACCAAACAATATAAACTCGGTAGGTTATATTGTTTATTGTGTTATGAGGGTCATAAGTTTTGATGTCGGAATTAAGAATATGGCCTATTGTATTTTTGACTGTACAAATGGGCAATTTATGATATCCAATTGGGATGTATTAAATTTAATGGATGCACAAGAGGCTGACCATATATGTGGTTGCATAAACACACCGAAGACGAAAAAACTATTACCGAAGCCATGTACAAAGAAGGCCAAGTATAGTAAGAATGACAAATATTATTGCGATAAGCATGCAAAGTCGTGTAGTCAATATATGGTTCCCACGAAGGAAATGTTGCCACCGTCTCTGAAAAAAATGAAGGTCGGTGACTTAATTGCCTTGGGTAACAAACATTTAGCACTCATTGATGTAGCCAATCCGGAGAAGATGTTAAAGCGCGATGTATTGGATAAATTGACAACCTATTTTGCGAAAAACTGTTACGAGCCAATTATAACAAAAAAGGCGAAAAGCGCATCGGAAACGGATCTGATTGAGATAGGACGTAATATGAAAACCCGCTTAGATGAAGTAGACCGGATCGATGAAATAACCAATGTTGCCATTGAGAACCAAATATCACCAATTGCGAACCGAATGAAAACGATACAAGGTATGTTGGCTCAGTATTTTATAATGACGAATGAGAATGCACAGATTGGTTTCATATCATCAGCGAATAAACTGAAACAGTTCGATAAATTGAAAACGGACAAATCGAACAAAGTGGACAAACTGACGACAGATACGAAAGAACCTTCACGAAACGTTAACCCTGAATATAAAACACATAAAAAGGATAGTGTCCATTACTGTTTAGAATTGCTCACCGCGAACCCTGAGTTGTCTACTTGGAAATCAGCAATGGATACCCGAAAAAAAGACGACTTGGCCGACGCATTTTTACAAGGCATTTGGTATTTACGAAACAATAATATTATTATAATTGCGGATGATTTAAAAATAAAACTTGTATAATTATCATAGTAGATGGAAGTAATCGATTTAGGTGCATTAGAAGATTTAGATCCTGTATCTCTTGATATAGGGCAATCCAACAGTAATATGGGATCAGGAACCGGTATTGAATTGCTCATGAACGATAAAAAGATTTCATCCAGTAATTCGAATTCTAATTTAAATTTAGGCGAATTGGATAATTTGGAAAATGAATTGAATGACCTATCTAGCCAAGGAAAGAGTGAGACTAAAAGTCTTAGTGGAATGGCGGCTAACCTCTTTGGCATGGGTGAAACCACCAATAAAGCACCAACGCCCAGGGAACCGGATGACAACTTCGGTGGATCTAATATTGGACAGGCGACCAGTAATAGTATGGGTAATTCGAAGACTTGGGATGGATTTTCAAAAATCAATGAGATCCCTTTGAATGCAGAAAAGGTAACCACATTGAATGAGCGCGAGGTTCGCCGTAAAAAGCGTGCTATGTTAAAGAAATTGGAAGAATGGTACGAGAAGGGTCAGATTAAGCATGGTTCGAATTTCAATATGGAGTCAGCCTTTGATGAGATTGAGGACGAATATGAAACCGCATTGGAGGATAAACGCAAGAAGGATGGAATTAAATTACAGGGGTGGTGGTTTATGACTTTCATTAATTCGATGGAATATGCAAACACTGTATTTAATCCTTTTGATCTTAATTTGGATGGTTGGGGAGAACAGGTGAACGAGGATATCGATAGTTACGAAGAGATTTTCTCTGAATTACACGACAAATACAAGGGCGGTAAGATGGCGCCGGAAATCTCTTTGCTTCTTCGTGTTGGATTTAGTGCTGCGGTATTGAATTTCTCAAATAAGGCATTGTCTAGTGCTACACCAGCTTTCAATGATGTTATTAAACAAAGTCCCGAGTTAATGAAAATGTTTACAAACGCAACTGTGAGTAGCATGAGCCAAGAATCGCCCGGTTTCGCAATGGCAAGTAATTTTATGCAAGATTCAACTAGACCTAAGGGACCTCCTCCACCCGCACCAGTTGAGACACAAAATATGGCTCCTCCACAACGTCCTGGTATGGTATATACAGGAGAGACCCCAAACAATCGTCCAGACCTTAATGCTAGTAGAGGAGCAATGTTTAGAGAGCAAGGTGTTGATGTAAACAGCGAGTATAATGTGAACGATGAGAGCCGTAGCATTAATACTCCTCAGCAACCTCCATCTAGGCCTGAAATGCGTGGGCCTCAATCGAGTAGTATTGACAACATTTTGTCTGGATTGAAGACCCGTAGTGTGAATATTCATGAGCAGCCTCCTGCTCCGGTCGCTAGTCAATCCGTCGAAGACGATTCCGTTATTTCAATTGCATCATTGAAAGATATGCAAAACACAAATATGCCTAAGCGCTCCAATAGAAGAAAGAACCGTTCTGACAAGAATACTGTTTCGTTGGATATTTAATTTTTCTTATTGATTGGTTTATTATTGTAAATCAATCAATTCTATACATCAAAACTAATTTCCTCGCGCAAATTGAAAACCAAAAAAAACTAGTAGTTTTGTTAAGTATTTTACATTATAACTCGTTAAATTAGAGACCAGACTTGTAGTCGTATAGGCTTTGTGTGCCCATATCTCGGTTGCATCCAGCGCAAATCGGGAGGAGGTTATCGAAGTTATCTGTACCGCCCTCACTATGGGCTACAATATGGCCGACGTGAAATCCATTTGACCCTAGATTAATATTATTGGTTTTACATACACCACAAATAGCTTCGGTAGCTTCTTCTCCAAAACACCTTTTCCATACTACGCCGCGTTTGTATTTCGATAGAGGCTTTCTTCTAGATATTTTCGGTTTAGTAATAAGCGGTACCGTGTAGGAAGTTAGTAAGTCAAACGCAATTTGATATATATTACGTTTTTTATAAATGGTATTATGTATGTTTTTTCTCTCCCATAGGGTCTTCACAATTTTCTTATCTACTTCAAGCTGACGATCTACTCTGGCAAAGAAACTCGAAATGAAACCATCACTGGTCAATGAAGACGTATAGCTTTTAATTATAGGATATTTCATGATATATTCTTCATCGGTCATAGAAGAGAGAATGCAGAAGATAGCATAGAAAGCGATTGGGGGTAATTTCACGTTTTTATCCTCGTGATCTACTGCAAACGTAACCATTCTTTCCATATCTCGCGTAAACTTAGTACCACACTTGTCATCAGCTATCACAAAATACTTACTGTCGCCCTTCTTCAATGCTTTGGTAAGCACACTATCGGTCATTGTAAACATATGGTCATATATATTAGTTGGAACACTGGAAATATGGTAGAGACGTACCAGAAACTGTATCCGATATTTTACAGGAGCTACACTCATGACATTGAGCATATTCTTAAATAAGTCTTCTAACTTCTCATTGTAGATCATATTGAGTAAAGGTAACTCCATGTTACGGTACAGATCACTGTTAGTTACTTTAACGCCCTGTTGTAATGAAATGAATGCGGCTTTCTTTTTAGCATCGGTCATAAGATATTTATGTACGACCACTATTAGGTTAATTCCTAAGAATTTTTTTCGTTGGTAGGGATCATATTTATCACTGGTCATATATACAGCGTTCCGGCTGTTTAATTTGCACCAGGCTTTGGTGTGCTCGTTCTCATCGTAGAATAATACTGCATTTGACCCGTTTATATTAATATATACCATATTGTTAGCTATATTTTTAATATGGTCAAGTGGTTTCGAATGTCTAAAATGCCAGAGTGCAAGAAGTCGGTGCTGTCCGTCAATTGTTTCGTACTCGTATTTATTATCCTGACCCATTGTATCGCATAATGTCAACGTCATCGCAGCATGACCATTGTAGTATAAAGATGTCAAGAAGGAACAAAACTTCTCCGGTGGCCATACAGCGTCTCGTTGATACTGCGGGTGCAGATTAATCAGGTGGATTATCATCATTATATAATCGATAGATTTCTGGGCTGTCTCGATAGGAGGAGGATCTGCGTAGACATTTTTGTAATATGTCGTACTATCTGTGTTATCGATTGCATTCATTGTTGTTGTAATTTGATATCGTTACTACGTAAAAAAAAGTATTCAATTTTATGTAGTACCAATCACAGTGCCCTCTTGTACATCGCCAGCATTTTCACTTTTTGTTCATCGTAGTTTACGATAGGTTTTGGGTATTTAATGTGTTTGTATTTGGGGTTCTCGCACATTGTATCCCATTTATGAATATCAGAAGGGTCGACGTAGGCAAGTTCGGGTACCCATTTTTTTATGTACTCGGATCGGATATCATATTTATAACTTTGTATCCAAGGGTTCATATCGCGAAAATACGGTTTCATATCAACACCAGTCCCACTAATGCCCTGCCAATTGCCATTGTTAGAAGCAATATCGTAATCAGTTAGTTGTTGTGCAAAGTATTGTTCTCCAATGCGCCAGTCAATCAATAATGTTTTGATCAAGAAACTAGCCACTGTCATTCGTCCACGATTGTGCATATACCCCGTTGTATTCATTTGTCTCATACAAGCATCTACCAGAGGATATCCAGTTAGTCCTACCTTCCATTTCTCAATATTAGTTTGATTATTACTCCACTGTATTTTACGGAATTTGGGTTGATACGAAAGACCAACTACTTCGGGATAAGCAAAGAGAACATGGGCAAAGAATTCTCGCCATATAAGTTCTCTTATAATGCCGTGATTAATACCAAACTTACGTTTGACATCATGGTAGACCTCACGTATAGAAATACATCCAAACTTGATATAGGCAGACAAATGGGTAGTTTGGTGAGTAAAGAAATCCCGCCTTTCATCGTAATCCGATTGGTCTCGTAGTGCCATTGTTAACAACAATTTCCCCCGGGTCCGTCCGCCGTGGACAAGAATATCCTTATTTGGATCGGTAAACCGTTTTGCAGCTTCTTGTAAAGAAATTTTATTTGATATACGAGAACCTGTATATTTACCAAAGTTAAAAACACGCTTTATTCGAGTATCTTTGACATCATTTTGAATAACCTTGTTATAAAAGGGCGTATATTTCTTATAGGCCATATTGCTACCGTCGGACACTACCGTACCTGGCTCATATAAGTAATAATCAGAGAACGTCGTGCATACCACGCCCAGATCATTGCAGAGTTTCTGTGTCGCCTCGTCGCGTTTCACCGCATATGGACTATAATCCCGATTAAAATATATAGCAGTAATCCCGAGAACCTGAATAATTGACCTTAAAATGGTTATTTGATCACCATAGTAACACATAAGTTCTCCACCTTTACTTTTTATATTCGATTTTAGTTCAATCAAACTTTCTATCATAAACTGTATAGCGTTGTCAGACCGGTATACATTTGCTTGTCCAACCTGGTCGGGTGTAAATATGAAACAAGTATACAATTCGTCTGACATTTCCGTTGCTCGATTTATTCCCCGATTGTCTTCAATGCGGAGATCACGATGAAACACGAACAATCCGCGGGTTGATTTTACCATAGTTATATTTATATTATAATAATATTTTTCTTTCGGTTTATGTAATTTATGAAAGAAATATAAATATAATCATGTATGATATGTATATACCGTGGAGAATGAATAGCATCACCGAAATGTTATTTATCATAATGGGATCAGCGTTTAGCTACATATTAGAAACGTTCAATATAATGGTAGGAAATCTAAATGAAATTAAATTAAGCGAAATTATGGTTAGTATTGCGACAACATGTTTGATGATAAAGAGTAAGGTGGATGTAAAGGCAAAGCACATGTATAATACCTATCCAATTATCCGTCATTATACAGATGCGTGTGTATATGTACATGACTATTGCCGTGCATGTATAATGGGATATTCAATCGAACCACTGTGTAATAATTGGATATCCGTTTCGAACATTACGAACAATGATATGGATATTTTCCTAGGAGACGATTATGAATACACGGAAAAGTATCATTATTTCACAACAGATAACGAAACGGCCACTGATCTATATAAGAGAGGATTGGATCGAATTTGTGATATAGCGTCATCTAAATGCATACCAAATTCATTAGAGACCTTGGTAACGATGAAGATCGGAAACAAATACATGTATTCGTCATTTTTTCATACAGATATAGACACACCAAAGACCGAGCGCTTGTTGCCTACAACGGAAGGCAAGAATGTGTTTTTGAGTATTGAATACACACATCCATCAATGTCAAAAGGGATTGTAATCGAATTACCGACCAATATGTATATTGCAAACAATCATATATTATCGGCGACATTTGTGCGAAGATATTTAGAACATCAAGACCAGGAATATACATTTGATAATAACTATGTCATAAAGCTATTGGATACCACGATTACTATGGTGAAGATAAAGGCAAATCAGTATATCAACATTAAAAGAATGGGTTACGAGGTTATCACTATATACCCAGATGACACTCTGTGTAATGATGAACCAATAGAGGAGGTCAGTGAACCGGAGGAAGAAGATACTATATCAAATAATAGTGAAGCTGGGTCTGATATATCAGAAACCGCTGACCAGAGAGAGGAAACGTCAGATACTGATAGGTCAGTGCCGCCTCAAATTGAACGAAATATAATGTCTAGTTTTGGAACATTGTCCGAAGATGATGAAACTAGTGATAGCAATACAGACGAAAATCTATCAGAGAAGGATAGCAACGATA